AGATGGCACTGCAGACGACGTCCAGGGCGAACTCCCCCTCTCAGGCGAACGGGCAACCGCTGAATAACTTGGAAGACATACCTGACGTGCATCTAGGAGCCCAGTAATGGCTGACTCGGAAGCGCTCGCAGAATATACCCAGGATTACAACCGTCTCCGTGCGCAGAAGGCCCGCAGCGTCGGGTCGGTGGAACTGCGGATTCTCACCAATCTGGCTTTTGTCTCGGGTGAGCATTGGGTAGGGGCCCAGAATCGGGTGCTGTTTACGCGGAAGCGTGACCCGAACAAGCTCTATCTGGTCTTCAATCTCGCAGGCCAGATGCTGTCCAAGATCATGGGACGCCTCAGTAGTGTGGCTCCCATTTTCAAGGCGCGTGCAGACAAGCAGGACCCCCGCTCTATAGCGAACGCAGAAGTGGTCGATAAGCTCATCAAGGCGCTGGATGAGAAGCTAGACCAGCCTTCCCGGACATGGGAACTCTTGTGGTGGACGGCTGTAGGGGGCGTGGGGTTTGAATATGTGCCCTGGGTCAAGGATGCCTGCATGGAGCCCATGCCGCAGTTTGATGAGGCCACGGGTGAATTGCTGTGGACCCACATGCCTACGGGAAATCAGGTGCCTGAGTCGTTTCGGCAGGAGGCCATGGCTCAAGGGGCTCCGCAGGAACATTTCGAGGTCGTGGAAGAAATGGTGTTGACCGGGGATGTGGGCAGTGAGGTGCTCAGTCCCCTGCAGGTCTTCATTGATGCGTCTGTGCGGTCGATTGATGACTTGGCTCCCGATCAGGCGGTCTATATTGCCAAGATTCGCACACTGGGCTGGATTGAAGCGAACTATGACGTGTCTGAGGACACGATTCAGAATATCAAGGACGCCTCCGAGGTGCGGATTCTGTCGACCGACATCCGCCAGTTTGGCGACCCCACGGGGTCCACGCATCTCCAGGATTTGATTCCTCGGATTCAGGGCACGCGCTCAGAGGATGACCCGGACTTGGCTGTGGTGGTGGAACGCTACCAACCCATGTCTGCAAAGCATCCTCGGGGGAAATATTCTGCCTTCGTGCCAGGGGAGCAGGTGTTGATTGACGAGGATAATCCCTATGGGTTTATTCCGCTCGTGGATTTCCACTGGGGTCCAACGGTGGCGTCCTTCTGGAGCAACGATTACATCTCAGACCTGATTCCACCCCAGCGTTTTCTGAATAAGCGGATTTCACAGCTCGGGGAGCAGGCGAATGCTTCGATTTATGCCGATGAACTGCTTGGACCGACCCTGAAACGGGAAGATATGCCCTCGGACTACCCGGCTCCCATTGAGAATGGGCTGACAGAGCAGGGTGTCAAGATGGTGCAGCGCCGGGACCCGCCGGATCTCCCGTCCTGGTTCATGCAGTCCATTGACTTGACCATGAAGCTCCTACGTGAGGTGGCTGGGGGTATTGATCTGTTCCAGGAGCAGAAATTTCCTGGCCAGATGCGTGGGCCGATGGCCGTGCCCATGCTGCAGGAACTCCTGGACTCCCAATGGGGGAATCTCTACCGGCATATCGGCGAACGCATGGCGAAAGTCAAGGAGATGCGCATCAATCGGGTGAAGGAATACTATCCCCCGTTTCGGACGCTGCATTACACCGACAATTCCATGAAGGATGAGGTCTTTATCTTCCAAACCTCGGAGATTCTGCGGGCGGGGACGGATTATTCCATTACGGTGGAGCGCGGGAGCTTGGTGCCTGAGATGCGGGCGCTGCGGGAGGCGCGTATCCGCGAACATCTCGAATCGCCGCTGAGTGTGCTCTACATTGACGAGCGCACGGGCAAGATTGACAAGGAGAAGATTGCGGCGGACCTCCTGATGGGCGATGTGGGGCGTGAGGCCTCAGAAGCCAAGTATCGGAAGCTGGCAATGTCCTTGGTGGAGCGGTTATGGCAAGGCCAGCCTCTTCCGCCCCAGATTCCCATGCCGTTCTGGAACTTGCGTGTGGTCATGGACGAATTGGAGTCCGAGATGGCCACGATTGAATTCCTGGGGGCGAGTCCGCCAATCCAGGGAGCCTTCGTGGAGTTCTGGAACAAATGTCGGCAGCTGATGCTAGAGGCCTCAGAGCGGCGACAGCAAGGGGTGCAGGACCAGCAGATTCAGGGCGCTGTCGCGCAGGCGACCCAGCAAGCTGCAGCGAAAGCCGCAGCAGAGGCGGTGGATATGGCCCTGGAGCAGGTCCAAGCGAGTCAAGCCATTGCCCCGCAAGCCCCTGCAGAGCTGGCCGCCGCCATGGCCCAGCAGCAGCAAGGACCGCCGCGCCCACGAGGGCCACAGCCAGGACAACCACAACCCATGGGGCCTGGAGGTCCACCGCGCCCCCCTATGATGGGTTGACACCCTTCAATGTGCGGGGCATACTTTCGTAGAGAGACGTGTCAGATGAACAAGGCACACGAATACGTCTGGACAGACTCACTGGCAGGTGAATACCTGATCAGACACTCGTAGACCACTCACAGAGGCACTGATGACTGACGACGCACTTGATGTTGAAGCGACAACCCCGGATACCCCTGCGGTATCCACTGATAGTGGGGAGGACTCAGGCGGCGCGTGGCCTAAAGATGTCCAAGCCGAGTTCACCAAGAAATCCCAAGCTTTGGCCGACGAACGGCGCAGCTTTGAATCCCAACGCCAGCAGTGGCAGCAGCAGCAGCAGTATGCGCAGCAACAACAGCAGATGCAGCAACGCTACGCCCAACAGCAGGCACAGCAGCAGCAGGCTCAGCAGGGCCACGCGCAAAACAAGCAGTTGCTGGAGCAGCTACGGGAGATGTCCTATCTGGATGGAGGCACAGCAGCGACCGTGGTGGAACGCTTGATCAATGAGGGAATTGCCCCCTTGCAACAGGCGTTACAACAGCGAGACCAAGCCCTGGCGCAGATGTATAAAGAGCATCGTGAGTTGCGCGATGGATTGGGCAAGCACACCACCAAAACTGCCGAGGCCGATCTAACCCAACGCTTTTCCAAGATGCGTGAAGAGCATGGGTTGCCTGATGAAGAGTGGGCCAATCAATACCTGCAAGATGTGTGGTATTCACACGAAGGGGAGGGGCTTGCGAACGAATATCCTGAGATGGTCCGGGCTCGGTTAGAGTCCGTCCGCAAAGGGATACGGGACATGGATCGGGCGACAGCGGCAGCGGCGAAGACCAAAGCCTCTCCCTTCCCTGGAAAGGGTGGGGAGGTGTCCATTACGGACGGGAAGACCGGGGGGTATAAAACCCCGCAAGACCGGGCTGATGAACTCTGGCCGATGATTAATCCAGGTCAACCCGAATGAGCGACCCCGCTGTTGGAGACTAAACTCCTATGGCAAGCACAACTGATGTCATCGAGGCCCTGAAATATACCTACGGGACAGATCAGGTCCTCTACCTCCTCAACCAAGAGGTGGTTACCTGGAACTTGTTCCAGAAAATCAAGAAGCCGATGGCTGGTCGCGGGCAGTTCATTATGCCCATCATGACCAAGAATCCTGGTTCGTGGACGGGTTTGGCGGAAGGCGGCACGCTGCCCTCCAATCTGAATCCCGATACGGCGGAAGCGACCTGGGCCCTGCAGGAATTTGCAGGACTCTACAACATGTCGTGGAAGCTGCTCCAGGATGCGCGGAACTCCAAGTTCGCGTTCCAGACGGCCCTCAAGATGCTGGAGCAAGGCTTCCGGCGTCGGGTCCTCCGCCTGATCAATGGCGACCTCATCTCTGATGGGATGGGCAAGCTGGGGATCATGCCTGCGGCAGACAATCAGACGACGATTACCGTGAACGCCCTTCCGGGGGTGGACGTGGGCATGGTCGTTGACCTGATTGACGCCTCAGACGACGACACTGACTTGGCAGCCTCACGGACTGTCACGGCAGTGGACCCGGTGAACCGCACGATCACGATTAGTGGATCAGCCCCGAGCGGCACGGCTGCTGGGGACTACTTCTGTATTGAGAATTCCACGAAGTCGGGTGCGATTTACCATACCAACGGCATTCTGGGTGTAATTGATGACGCCAATCCTCCCAATGGGAACTTTGGTGGCATCAACCGGTCGACTGCTGGTAATGAATACTGGGAGTCGGTGGTGCTGGCCAATGGGGGCAC